CTTTGTCGGGTCATCGCGGCCAATGCTTTTTAACCAATCCCAAAAACCGCTTGCAGCGTTCTTCAAGTTCTTCCAAAGAGTCTCAAGGTAGCCAAGTTTTTTGGCTTGCGAGTCCAGCTTTTCCAGCAGGGCATCAGACGTAACCTTGATTGCGTCTTGAGCCTTTCCTTGATTGTTCAATGCCTCAATCTGCTTGTATTGAGCCAACGTCAAAAAGTGATACTGCTCATTTAGACGCTTGGCAGAAGATGCGGAGCCATCTAACGATGGAATCAGATTTTTAGCAACGTCAGCAGCAGCCTCGCCAGATAAGGAGGCAACTTTTGTGATTAGCGACCCAACGGACGAGAGAGTTCTCTCTGTAAACTGTCCAGAGGAAACCAATGCTTGCATGATTTCACGCGAGTCACCAATTGCAGAGTTGTACTTGCCGCTGATTGTTGTCGCAAGAGAATTGAACTTGTCAATTGCAATGCCAGCAAAATTACCAGTCAGAATCATTGAGTTTCTGAACTTGTTTGATTCTTCCTCGCCCTTCAAAAAGGCCAAGCCAACCACGCCAATAGAAGCGGCCAAGGCTGTCATGCCAGCCATCATTGGAGTAATGGCGGAGGCAATACCTTGGAACAGAGGTTTGAATCCTCCAAATTGGTCGCGCAATTGACCGCCCTGTTGCAACAGAACCATCATTGGGTTTTGACCACCAGCCAAGCTGGTGATGATGTCTGTTGTCTGATAGCCAAGGGCGGCTTGTTGCTGCGCCGTCATGCCGCCAGACTTGCCCATCTTGGCCTGCTCCGCTGCTTTGGCGGAGGCGGCAACCTTGTCGTAGGCTGCGGCTTGAGCTTTCAGGTTGTTGATGATGACATCTGGCTGGTTGCGGTACTTACCAAGACGAATTTGGTCTTCAATCTTCTCAAGCTCGGTAAGGGTCTTACCGTAATTCTTGGTCGCCATTTCAAGGCGCACAATTTCCTTGGCCGCATCTTCACTATCACGTTTGATTTGAGCTTTAAATTTGCCAAACTTTTGTTGGGCCTCTGTAATTTTAGTGACAAGCTCGCCAGAATCCAAGCCAAGGACAATACCAAGTCGAGCAATGTTTTGTGATGCGGCCATGTTAAATCTTCCGTTTGGCTAGTTTTTTCGCGTAAGCAGGGATGCTCACAGCCAGTTCGGATTTTAGTATGTTGATGATATTCTCGCGATTACTTTCTAACGAAACTCGCAGATAAGGTTGAGCCGCCGTCCTAGCATTGCCAAACTCTTGAGATAGTGACACAGCGCTCTTTTTCACAGAAACCACGCCAATCACAGCATCCGTTTCCGAAACATATTCAGACTTTCTATCTGCCGCCGTAGGAATCCTTGCGTTGGCCCTTGCTGTGTCTCTAAGGTGGATTGGGCCTTTGTTGTTTTCATCGTATGGCGCTCTGGATATGACGCTTGCCAATACGGGCTGCATGGCGGCATTAACAGCCTTGGTGACGGTATTTCGCATCACCAAGTCGCCACGGAACCCTTCGGCAAGCTCAAGGAGCTGTTGCTCAAGCTCCTCAAAGCCTTCTGCTTTAAATACTTGCACCATTAAATGCCTTTCTCAAGCTCTCAGGAGCTTTAGGGGATGAGGCCATGAATGCCATCATATTTCGATTGGCCTGTTCTCTTTGCTCCTCGTCACTCAAAGGAGGAATGACGTAATCATGCGTCGATGGAAGCACATGATTCATTGTGAAAGGCTGCGAATTTGGCTTTAGCTTGGAGTTGAGATTGCCAGTGGTGAGCATACTCAAGGCCAACAATGTGGCCTTGTTTCCTATGATTCCGTCACTGAACATAATCTCAATGTTCTGCATTTCATTCGCTGGTATGTTGTCGGGACAACCACCATGCGCCCAAACATACGCTCGGGCTTGCTGACGGTTATCCCTTAGGAGTTTTTTCGAGTGTCCTTGTAGCCCGGCTGGATTGCCTCATTGACTCGCTCAACAATCTCCATTTGCACCGCCAGAGGCCATTCTTCCTCAATCTCGGCGTAGGTGATGTCGTCCAACGTGCCATTTACGGGAATCAACAATCGGATGTACTCAACCACTCGGCTTTCCATCATTAGAACAGCATTCGCTAATTCACGGGTGGATTTGCCTTCAATGATGACATCGTTTTCCGTGACTTCAACGCCAGCAGGAGGCGCTTCACGAATTTCTTTGGTCATTTCTTCAAACTTGGCTTGAAGTTTGCTTGAGTCAACCTTTGCAATACGCTCTTGCAAGGCTGTCATTTCAGCAGTCAATGGAATACGAACCTTAAATTCGTGGCCTCCAATGCTGAAAGTTTTTGTTCGGATTTGCGCGACCGCGCTTTCATACTTCTTGCCAAAGGCAGAGGCGAGCTTGCTCATTTCGAGTCCTATCGTGTGGTTTTGATAATCTTGTGGTAAATCTCCTCATTCAAGCTAAGTGCGTATTGCACAGCTTGAGCTGGAGTTAGCTTGTCGGCGTGATGACGAGCAATGTCATGCGCCAAAGCAACCGCCGTCAGACGTTGCTGAGTAAACCCAAACCAATCCTTGCGGGAATCGGCTTGGGTTACTAGAAAGTTCAGGAGGTCACTATTGTCTTTTACTGTAACTGTCATGTGATGTCGTATTAGGTGTTGTTAGACCAACCGTAGCTGTTGCCGCCAACAGGGTGGATTGTGAAGTTGAACTTGCCTTCGGCAGATGGAGACATATCCCAAGACATACCGCCAATCATGCCATTGAAAGCGTAAGCAACAGTGTCAGTGCCGTCATACACAGCAACAACGTAAGTGCGAAAGATTGTGCCGTTGTAACCGTCTTCACGAATCAACAACTGAGCGGTGTCAGCAGGGTTCCATGCAGCGGTAACGGCCAAAGATGGCACTTGGTTTTGAGTGGTGATTTTTGCGCCAGTACGAGCGCCAGCCACAGAGTAAGCGGCAACAGCATCGTCAGCACCGAATGCAGGCACAGCTTCCACTGGAATTTGAATGCCAGCAGTGCCAGTACCACCAGCAGTAGTGCCAACAATGGTTGCAACTTGTGCAGTCCATGTGTTCAACTGAGTGTCAGTCAGAGGAGTTGGAGTTGCGTCATCTTGACACCAGAGGGTTGCAACGTAACCGGGTAAGACTTTATTGATGAGAGCCATTTTGATTTCCTTTGAAAAGAGTTGATGTAACTGTCTTATGCTGGAACGTCGATGGTGCAATCCAAAAAGACTTGCGCCATATTCTGCTCGTTGTCATAGCTGTTGTATAGCCAAACCACATCGGCCTTCGCAATGAAGAACCCATCTGTCGGACTACCAAATTGACCACTATAACCGTGTAAGGATTGTAATACCTGATTGGAAATAGTGAAACCATCTTCAATGTTCTGTGTGAAGATGGAGATTTGAAACACAGGGCGGTCAATGCCTTTGTTGCTTTTTGTTTGACCCGTATAAACGGGCTGGTGAACATTACGCAATTGCCATGTGAGGAACTTCGGCTCTTTTGCAAAGTTGCGATTGAACGAAGCGTATACAGGGACAGGCGTGACAATGTTTGCCAATTGATATTGGATTGCCTTGCCGTACAGGACTGGATTGAGTTGAGTCGTCATACTGCCGTCACAGGGTCGTTGCGGTAACAGAGAAGCATCACGGTCATGCGGTCATTTGCCTCACGCACATCCGTAATACGCCAATCTTGGCCGCGCCAAGTGATTGAGAACAAGTCCTGTCCGTCCACGATTGCTTTGATGTTCGGCGTGTAGTTTAGAGTGAACTGAGTCAACTCTTGGTACAGGCGGTACTTGTCAGCAATCTTTAAGCTGTTCGCAACATCAGACACGCGAGCGCGAGTATCAAACCATTTTGTCTGAGTGGTCGCACCTTCGCCAAAATCACTCTCAGAGAAAGTGAGGTTGTTGACTGCGATTTGCTCAAAACGTGCAATTGCCATTTACATCACCAATGGTTTGTAAGGACGCAAGAGAGCCTGAACACCCCAAGGGATGTTGTGCTGGATTGGGCCAGTCGTATCGCTACGATTGTTGTAGAGGTGAGTCAACAACAGCAAACCAGCCTGTTTGATTACGGGATAAGCCGCCAAGGGGTTTGCTGCTGTTGTGTACTCGCAAATCACAGGAGCAGTCATTGAGCTGTTCATGTTCGTTGGCAAGTTTGCCACGACAACCTTGTTGCCAGACGGGTCGTAGTAATACTCAGTGACATCCACCGTGATTAACTCAGGCGGGTTATTGTCATTCCAGTATCGAACTGCGTCCACAGAAACGCCAGAAAGAATTGGGTCTTGATTCTGGCTTACTTCTGGCAAATCCAACGCCAAAGGAGTTCCGTACAAACTTGCAGTGTTGTACCAAACGCGATATGACGTTGGGAAGATTGACATACCAAGGAAGTCCTCGATAGTCATGCGAACAGCCAACTCAAGTCCAGACAGGTAAGTGTCTTGGCTTTCGTCACCAAACAGGTTTAACTGATTGGTGATTTCATCCAGAGTCAACCAAGCGGTAGCAATGTCACGGCTGATTTGCTCTGTCTTTGTATAGTTGAACGGATTGCGCGTTGGCGCACCGTAATTCAAGTAACCGAGTTGTGAATCAGCAGCCATTTTCTACCCTTGATTAGATACCATCAATCGACAAACGCACACCAGCAAATGGGTCGCGCACTGACGATACCACACGCTTTTCAGCGTAGATGGTTACAAAGCCGGGCTTAGTTTGCTCAAACATTTGAATGGTCATCTGTTCTTCGTCAGCAATGGTCAAAAAGCGATTCCAGTTTGCCAAGTAGATTGGGAAATCACCAGACAAATATGGGTTAGGAACCACAGGGAAACCAAAGATACGACCAACAGAAGCGCCGTCAGAATCGCCAACCTCTAAGAACAAAGGCAAGCCTTGTGTATCTTTCAGTTCACGCAAAGACAAAATCATTTCAGGGCGAATGTGCCATGCCGTACCATCCAAAGACCAGTATTGGGCTGGAAGGGTAGAGGCCATTGAAACAATTGCATCATAGTTAACGGGGTCACCATTCAATGGCACTGTCGCAATTTCATGCAAGCCATTGGTGATTGATGTGCCGCTTGTGCCGTATGAGCTGACTGCGCCCACAGGGTAGCTGTCAAGTCCGCGCAAACCGTTTGTTGCGCCAGTGGAAGTTGTAGAAGAACCATCTTGGTCATTGTTGATGACCATAGATTGGCCTTCCAATTGAGCAAACTCAAGGGCCAAGTCTTCAACAATAGTTGACTCAAGAGCGTTTACATCCGACAGAACCGCTGTACGGATTGGCAATTGAGCAGAGAGTACGCGAACAGGCAATTGCCAAATGGTCGTATCGACATCTGGAGAACCGCTGTTCGGAGTGAATGAGTAACCCCAAGGGTCGGTTGAATCCGCTGCGTTACCAGTCTTGGCAACCAGCATAAGGTCGGAGCCGTCGATAGGAATCTGACGAGAACCTTGACGTAATGGGTTTGCTTGACGCAGAGCGGCAAACGCATCGTCGAATACAACATTACCACCAACACCCGAACCAGAACCAGTGATTCCAGAGGCTTCTTTCAGGTCAATGGTGACTTTGCCACCTTCGGTAATGGCTTGCTTAATGCCGTTCAGGATTTTTTCGGTGATAGTCATAGTTATTCCAATGAGAGTTAAAAAGATGGGAGCCGAAGCCCCCATCCAAGGCAACTATCAGGTTGCAGTGCCAGTCGAGCGGTAACGCACGATAGCAAACGGGTCACGCACAGACGTAGCCAGACGCTTCTCACCGAAGAAGGTGATGTAGCCGGGAGCTGTCTGGTCATAACGGCGCATAACCATGTTCAGACGATCAATGATCGTGTGACCACGCTGGAAGTCACCGAAGTACATTGGGTACAAGCTGGTTGTGCCAGCAGAACCAGTTGAGGTTTGCGATGGAGTGTCCAAATACTTGTTCACAACAACGTCGAAGCCCAACAAGCGGCCAACGATACCATTGGTTTCCAATGGAGACATACGCTCGAACACAGGAGTGCCGTTGTCGTCTGTCAAGCCACGGATTTGAGCCAGCAACACAGGGCTAATGATGAACTTAGCGCTCTCAGTCCAGTATTGTTGTGGCAATGAGTAGATGAAGTTCACAACGTCTTTGTAGGTGATGTTTGCAGCACCAACAGTGTTCACGTTAGAAGTCAACTGGTCATAGGTAGCCAAGCTATGCAAGCCACTTGTGGAACCAGTGCCAGATGTACCGAATGCGGCAGTAGAAGTTGTACCGCCAGCATAGGTTGCGTTAGCACCAGCGTATTGGTTCAAACCGCGCAGACCGTTAGAGCCGCCGTATGGCAAGCTGGTAGAGCCTTGGTCGTTGTTTTGAATCATTGACAGAGCTTCGGCTTGTGCGAATTCAGCCAACATATCGTCAACCACGTTTGCTTCCAAACCGTCGATGTCGTCAAGAGCAGCAGTACGGATAGGG